ATGGCAGAGGAGCGTATTGCTGAACGAATAGATGCAAACCTATTGAATATACCATTGGACCAGCTCTTACACATATCTAAACCTATGCTGACTAGTAAGGTAGATGAGTTAGCTTCACGGACTAATGGTAAACTTATTATAAAAGAATATCCAACTGGTTCTGCTCATTCTGGGCACTTCAGAGCTCTCCTCAATGAATTAAAACTAAAAAAGAACTTTGTTCCTGAGATGATCTTTATTGATTATCTTAACATTTGTTCTTCTAGTAGAATGAAAGGAATGGGGGGTGCAATTAACTCATACACGTACATTAAAGCAATTGCTGAAGAGCTACGTGGCCTTGCTGTCGAGTTCGACGTACCGATCGTCACTGCAACGCAAACGACTCGTAGTGGTTTTTCTAGCTCAGATCCTGGGCTTGAGGATACGTCCGAGTCTTTTGGATTACCCGCTACAGCAGACTTAATGTTTGCTTTGGTGTCATCAGAAGAACTAGAAGCACTAGGTCAGGTGATGGTCAAACAATTGAAGAACAGATATAATGATCCTAACTATAAGAAACGGTTTGTAGTTGGTATTGATAGATCTCGTATGAGATTATATGATGTAGATAATCCAGATGAAGGAGTAGTAGATGACACTCCTGCATTTGATAAATCAAAAGTTAATAATAGATTCAAAGATTTCAAAATGGAGTAACAAATGTGGATACTAGTGTGGCTAGCCCTCGAAGGACAAAACGTTCAATACTTTCATGTAAAAAACTTTTTAGATAAAGATGAATGTACAAAAGCAATGAAAGAAGCATCAGTGTTGGTTACTAACAATAACCAAACTATTGATTGTATATGGATAAGGGGATTAGATAGAGCCCCCAGCCAAAAGGATATATTAGACCAATGAAGGGTATAAAAATTAATAAGAAGACCAGTATTGGACGTGGTAATATAAAAAGGTCTTCAATGAATAAATCAAAGAAGTTATCAACAAAAACTTATAGAGGACAAGGAAAGTAATGGAAGAATATGATGAAGAACAATTCAAAAGAGTATATGGTGATTATATTCTTTTGACCAATAGACTATCAGAAGAAAATGATACGTTAATGTTAGCAGCTGTGTTAACTACAATCGGCTTGAGCTTATACAGAACATCTCTTACTGGAGATGATTATGATAAGATGATTGACGCTATTGTATCATATAAAGATAAAGTAAAATCATTCGATACTACTGGAGGCTATGTTAATTGAATGCACGTCTCGTATCCTTTAGCCAACCCTCTGGTCGTATCCATACAGGGGAGTCCGTTGGTGGGGTCGACAACATACAAGACCTCATCGCATATTGCGCCCGTGTCTCCAATCCATCAAACCAAGTTAACTCCAAGACAACAACAAAGTTACTTGACTATCTCATCAAACACCAGCACTGGTCGCCATTCGAAATGGCATCAGCATGCATCGAGATTGAAACAACAAGAGACATTGCAAGACAACTCCTTAGACACAGATCGTTTTCCTTTCAAGAGTTTAGCCAGCGCTACGCTGATATTCGTGCTTTTGATAATTCATTTGTAACCCGTGAAGCACGGATGCAGGATGATAAGAATCGTCAGAACAGTATAGCTAATGATAATAAAAAGCTTTCTATGGAATGGGAAGCAAAACAAAATAAAGTAATAAAAGAAGCTAAAGCTGCTTATGATTGGGCAATAGAAAATGGTATTGCAAAAGAACAAGCACGGGTAGTACTTCCGGAAGGTAACACTGTAAGTAAGTTATATGTAAATGGAACTATTAGAAGTTGGATACATTACATAGAGCTACGTTCATCAAATGGAACTCAGAAAGAACATATGGAATTAGCTAATGCTGTGGCTATAGCTATTTCAAAGATTTATCCAAAGGCACTCGAATTTTTATAGGAGAATTATATGGGCAGGAAACTTTCTACTTACTATTCTGAAACAGATAAAAGTTATTGTGAAATACATATTAATTACAAAGAAGAGGTTGCCTATATTAAGTATTTCGATGATAATGGTAAGATATATTTTACAGAAGATTTTCCAAATAAGTCACTGAGATATGTAGAAGATGCAGCAGAGAGCTGGACTATAGGAATAAAGAAATTGGAGAGAAGTAATGCCGTATAAATCAACTAAGACATATGGTCATAATATAGGCCTGTCAGCCTGCTTTCGTCAACCAAGAGCACACAGTCATTGTAAATTCTTACATGGCTACAGTCTTGCTTTTAGGTTCACGTTTGTAGCTAGTGAATTAGATGAGCGTAACTGGGTTGTAGACTTTGGTGGATTGAAACCACTAAAGAAATGGTTAGAAGATAATTTTGATCATAAAGTAGTATTGGATATAGCAGATCCACACATCGATACTTTTAAAATGTTAGAGGATCAAGCTCTAGCTGATATTAACATTCTTGATGGAGTAGGTGTTGAAAAGTTTGCTGAACATGCGTATAATAAAGCTCAGGAAATAGTAAACGAAATGACTGACGGCCGCTGTTGGGTGGAGTCAGTTGAATGTATGGAACATGGAGCAAATAGTGCTATCTACAGTATCAACACCTGAAGTAAAACCTAAAGTAGCTAAAGCTAAAGAGTATACTTACTCTGAGATCTTTAATTCTATTCAAGGAGAAGGGCACTATACTGGTGTACCTACTGCTTGGATTAGATTCTTTTTATGTAACTTACAATGTGACGGCTTTGGTCAAAAGTTTCCAACTAAACCTGAAACATGGGATTTGCCATATAAAGATTATGACCCTACACAAGTCAATCGCGTAGAAGATTTACCTGTGTGGGAAAAGGGATGTGATTCATCTTACACTTGGTCTAAGAAGTTTAGACATCTTATGGCTAAGGAAACAGGAGCATCTATTGCTCAAAAGATTGTAAACATAATGAAGACGAAGTGGAATCCTGAAGGCTTCTTTCGTCATCCTTTGTCTATGCAACATAACCACTTGTGCATCACAGGTGGAGAACCACTTATGCGTCATGCTCAGATGGCGTTCTTAGATATCTATGAAACTCTAAGAGGTATGCCTGGAGGACCAATTCCTGAGACACGGTACAATGGAGCAAGCAACCTTCCAGCTTCTATTACATGGGAGACTAATGGCACTCAGAAACTTACAGAAGATTTTGTAAGTACAATTCAGAGTGATGTGTTTGCACCTGAAGCATTCTTTTCTATATCACCTAAGCTATGGAGTGTGGCTGGTGAGAAACGCGAAAAGGCTATCCAGCCTGACATTGTACGTTCATACTATGATGTTTCTAAAAGAGGACAACTAAAGTTTGTTGTAGGACCAGAAGAGGATCAATGGGAAGAACTTGATGAAGTTGTTCATATGTTCCGTGATGCTGGTGTAAGATATCCAGTATGGATTATGCCTACAGGAGCACGTCTGGAAGAACAAGAAGAGACTGCTGGTGATGTTGCTAGAATGGCCTTTGAGAGAGGCTTCAATGTCTCTGGTCGGATGCATGTATATTTATTTGGAAACGCTATAGGAACGTAATGAGATTTAAAAGTAAGATTTATTTAGATTATGCTGACATCATGTCAATGTGTTATAACTTAACATATGATGTCTCAAAAATTAAACCAGATATAATTGTAGGTATAACGAGGGGGGGACTGCTTCCAGCACTTCACCTCTCTCATCATTTAGAACGACCTATGATGACAATACAATGGCAAACGAGAGATGCTGAGAAGTGTGAGCATAATAAAGACTTGCAAGAAATGATAGACAAAGGAAAAACCGTTGTCTTTGTTGACGATATCAATGATACTGGTCGTACATTTAGTGAGATATCAAAAGCGTATCATTGCGCACGTCCCAATGCACATTTTGTATCACTAGTAAGTAAAACTGAAACTCGATATCCTGCAACGGCAGCATTGAGTCTACATGATGAAAGGTGGATAGTATTTCCATGGGAAAAGGATTAAAGACTTCGGATCGGATCCGAGAAGAATTAAAGAGTAAAGGTATTCGTTATTGGGCTGGAGATAATATCTCAGACGTAGTAACTGATAGTGATAAAGGTGAGTTGATAGATGAGCTTACTGAAAAGTTTGAAGGTGTGTTAGATACCTTACTAATTGATAGAGACAATGATCCTAACTCTATGGATACGCCTCGTCGATTAGCTAAAATGTATATCAATGAGATTATGGGTGGTCGATATGAGAAGGCACCTAAGGTTACAGCTTTTCCTAATGACGATCCAGACCATAGGTATGGTGGTATCATTGTAACTAGATCTGAGCTGATATCTATGTGTTCTCATCATCATCAGCCTGTCAAAGGTGTAGCTTATATTGGATTGCTAGCTGGTGTAAGAGTTATTGGATTATCCAAGTATGCTCGTATTGCTCAATGGTGTGCAAGTAGAGGTACATTACAAGAAGAACTTACTATGAGTATAGCTAATGAACTACAGAAGCATACGGGTACAAAAGACTTAGCTGTCTATGTACAAGCTACTCATGGTTGTATGGAACACAGAGGTGTTCTTGCTCATAGCTCCCTTACTCAAACTACTGAGCTTCGTGGACAGTTCTTTAATCCATCTGTTAAGCAAGAGTTCCTCGATTATATAAAAATGCAACAAGTGTTTGCAGGAACGAGGACATAATGAATCATATCACGAACTACGTAGTCTTGTAAAATAGGAGAAAAAAATGAGAGAAATACTTATCAAGGCATTCTTATCTCATGCACAAGGTCATATTGATAAACACGTTGCTAACGTAGAAGTCTATATGCACAATCCTGCAGGAGTTGGAGAACACCCAGACATTATTGAAGCTATCGAAATGGAATTAGATGAGGTAGCAAAGTATCACGATCTCAAAGAGATGATGGAAAAATATATTATGGACGCTAGTAATTGATTCGTCAATTTGAATCTAAGCAAGAAGAATGTCTCGTTATACTAATGGAAGAGTGTGGCGAGCTTATACAAGAATGTTGTAAGATGATAAGAAAGAATAACTATTCTTCTGTTGACTTTACTAAGGAAGTAGGAGATGTTATAACAATGCTAGAGATTGCACAAGATCTTGATTTAGTTTCTCAGAAACAAATCAAACAGCAAACTGTAGCTAAGAAAGATAAACTTACTAAGTGGAGTAATCTTTTTATTTAAACCTGTAGCCAGATTTTCTGGTGAGACCTCTAGAAGGAAAAAAAATGCGTAATGCAAAAATTAAAGAAGAGCAACAGCTTCAATTTTATCAATCTGTTGTAAATATGTCACGAAATGAAACATATGATCGTTGTATTGATCTGATTGAATCATCTCATAAACCTAATTACACACTTATGAATCGAATGAAATCTATGGGCAAGGATCAATTAACCTTGGCTATGCATAACTTTATAATGAAAGGACATGGTTATGGGATATAAGTTTTATTTTTGTACATTTCGTAATAGCAAATTTACAGTACCTGAAGGTAAAGTATTTTGCAAGTTTGGTATTACACACAATTCAAATGTTCTGGCTAGATTTAATCCTGATGTGAATGATGGATATATGAAGTCAGAAAAATATCTAGATTGGAATATTAAAGCTGACTTTTCAATGTGGTTTGATTCCAAAGAGGCTGCTGAAATGGAAGAGCAGCGTTGGTTAACAGAAGTCTTTCCTAATCCAGGGCCTACAAAAGTGTGGGTAGAAAATGTGCTTGACTGTCCTACAAAAGATTATTATACTGAAGCTAGTGGGATTACTGAACTACGTTTACTTACAGAGAAGCAACGTAAGTGGGTACTTTGGCAATTGTATAAAATGAAAGAAGAAGTTAATGCAGAAAACGTTTAATCAAATATGGATAACATTTCAAAAGGAGGGGGTACATTTGTACCCTGCAGCAAAAGATGACAGCAGATTGGCTACTGGTGGTTGGGATGATGTTCGCTTTCTCGGTTACGCTCACCGCCATATTTTCCATTTTCGAGTGGGTATTCAAGTTTTTCATGATGATCGTGATATTGAGTTTATTCAGTTTAAGCGCTGGTGTGAGTCTCTTTATTCTGATGGAATTCTTGAGCTCAACCATCGCAGTTGCGAAATGATCTCAGATGAGTTAGCAGATAAAATAAATGCTAAGTACTCAGGTAGAGCTTTAGAGATAACCGTTTCAGAAGACGGTGAGAATGGCTCTACGGCGCGGTATGAATAATTATAAATAGTCTGGTATACAACTTAATCATATGGGATCCGACATGCAAAGTCTTAAGCAACACATTTCAGAAGCTGATGCAGTGATGAACGCAAAAGCAAAACTGAAGAAGATGAAAGGTAAAGAAGTGTCTTTTACTCATCAAGATTCAGGAAAGAAAGTATCAGGAACATACCAAGGACTAAAACAGATGGGTGGTCGTTCTTATGCTCACATTGAAACAGGTAAGAGTGCTCATAGAGTACCACCCCATCACATACACCAAGCCCAATAGGCAGTTGACTCTGCCTATTTTATTATGGAGATATTATGACAGAATTTGCACACATTACGCCAACGGCGTATTTAGATCTATTTGCGTCCGGTAGACCTTTTCACCTAACATTAGCACACTTAGTAGAACAAGATGAACAATATCGTAACTGGTATTTTGATCGTGATTCTTCTCGTTCATTGATGCCTTACATCAATGTTATGGATAACAGTGCGTTTGAGATGTATAAGCAAGGCCGCGAGATGTATCCATCAGACAAGTTGATTGATATGGGATACAAAGTAAAAGCTGACTATATTGTTATGTCAGACTATCCTGGTGAGCCAGCTAGAAAAACTATAGACAAAGCAAGAGAGATGGCACCAGAGCTGAGAGCAAATGGCTTTGGAACTTTCTTTGTGCCTCAGGGTAAGGCAGGTAGTATTGATGATCTACTTGGGGCTTTTGGTTGGGCATCTACTGCTGAAGAGGTAGATTATATTGGAGTTTCTATTCTTGCTGTGCCTTTGGCATATGGAGTTGAGAAAGACAATAAGTTACAAAGATTCTTATCGCGCTGGAAGTTTATGCAGTTGTTAGATGAACATAATATACTACAACGAGCGAAAGAGAATGGTAAGAAGATTCACTTCTTAGGTATGGTAGATGGTCCTAATGAGATTCAGTTAGTAAAAGAATACTTGTGGGCTATTGACACATGGGATAGTTCTGCTGCTGTATGGGCTGGTCTATGTGACATACTATTCGATAATTCACCCACTGGATTGATAGAAGGTAAGAATGAAATAGAAGTTGACTTTAGTCATAGAACAGGTGAGAATATAAGACTAGGAAAAGCTGCACATAATATGCGGTATATGGATACATTGTTAGAGGAATATTCCAGATGACTGAATACAAACGGAATGAAGATAAGATCATACAAGGAATACAAGCATACATAGATGCTACTTATTCTGCTCATTATGCTGGTAAGAACAACAGAGACGTAGTAGATGATTGGGAAGATTGTGGTATTGCTAAAGAAGCATTTCAATCTAATATCATAAAGTATGCAAAACGATTTGGAAAAAAGGATGGAGACAATCCTAAAGATGTTATGAAGATAATACATTATTCTATTTTCCTTCTTAATGAACTAGAAAGGAAATCAGATGGACCTAACTGATGTAGTAATATTAGTTATCACAATCTGGGGAAAGACTGTCTCGGGTGAATGGGTGTATATGGGTAATCAATATGTCAATCAAACACCTATGTCATTAGCAGAGTGTAGTGAGCTTATTGCCCCTACTAATTGGAATAAGTTTGAAGAGAATGAGTATTATAAAATTCAACTAGCTTGTTATCACGCGGGGAGTAAAAATGGGCAAACATCTTAAAACTCGATTGGATTATGAAATGATTTATTCTCTTGCAAAAGAAGTTAAGAGAATAGAACCAGATAACTCTGTACTTGAAAAGTATCTTTCCATGCAAAATTATGAAGGCGCGGAATTAAGGAAAGAATTGAAAGAATGAAATTTCTGGTAGTGGTTATAATGCAGTTCCTTCCAGGAAATGATTCCACTGACTTTTACATATTTACAGAACCTAACTTTGAAAGCTATACAGAGTGTTCAATCTTCTTACAAGATCCAATAAGTGCACAAAAGCTTGGAGTTAAGCTTATAGAACAATTTGGCTTTAGAATGATTGAAAGTGTATTTTGTGCACCAGAACATAAAGTTAATAGATATATTCTAGAACAGGAGATGACATAATGCCAGAGCTTTATGTTAAGCTACATAAATGGTCTGATAATATTGAATCAATTTTAACTGGCTGGGCAATGGAAACAGTTCATGACTGGTTTGAAATAGAAGATACAGACACTATGACAGAAGACCAGTTTAACTCATTGGTTAAGTATGTTGACGATAACTCTGATACATCGTATGATTGGGTATTGATAGGTTTTAGAAACATTATATCAGCATGGGAAAACAATAACTATGACAATGATTAATATTGGTGGTAATCTAACTACATCTAGTCTTACAGAGATACAAAAAGGTGATATTCAACCCAATGCAGTAGACTTGAGACTTGGTAAAGTATTTGCTATATCAGACAATGACTTTACTATTGACGAAGATGTAAAAGTACATCGAGGTAGCACAGAGTTAGAAGTATTTGAAGATGGATACTACTATCTCTATCCTGGTACATATGAAGTTATTATGGAGAACCAAGTAGAGGTAGGACCTGATGAAGCAGGATTTGTTATTACTCGTTCCACTCTCAATCGTAATGGGGTGTTTATTACTTCTGGCCTCTACGATACGGGCTATGCCGGAGTCATGGCGGGAGTTATGCATGTTAGCTGTGGTAGGATGCGTATCAAGCCTGGTACTCGTATTGGTCAATACTTGAGCTGGAAAGCTGAAGCCCTAAGTAGTTATGATGGTGACTATGGAAAGGATAAAGACCATGATAAGAAGTATAGCTAATGTTTACGGTTGAGATGGAGGACGATGAAACCTCTATAACCATATTAGATAATACTGGTCAGCTGGAAGATGTCAATGCATTATTGTATGATAACTTTTGTCATATCAGACAATGGAACGAACGTAAGAAATGTTTTGATGTAGTTTCTTTCACACCTGAAATGTATTTGAAGCTAATGAAGGCATGGGAAGCACCTACTGGAGCTTTTGATATTGTCCTCAAGGACTATTGACGCATCTGGAATATCCAAACAAAGAACACTAGTATACAAATAGCTATACCTGTTAATGTCAAACCAACTATCCATTCTATTATAGCTTGCTTACGTTCTTCTGCTTTATAGATAGCTTCTTTACGTTCATTACGCATTCTTGCTTCTATGCCCACAATCTCTTTCCAGGCTGATGGTCCATACACAAAATTGATATGAGACCGTAATTCTTCACGCATCTCCTTTGCTTTTTGTTTGTGACCCCACACTTCCAATGCATTTTGTTCTATTTGACTAGAGCCAAATACTCTTTTAAATAGAGGTGGATTTTCTGCTTGTCTATGTGCAAAATCTAAATCACTCATAGAAGTTGCCCATTGGTTTAGAGTACCAGCCATGTCGGATAATTCCTTACCCGTGTTGATAGCTTTCCTCAATCCTTGGTAGGCAGCTGTAGCCATACCAATAGCACTTACTGGATCGATCATATTAGTTTCCCTTCATTCGCTATATTTATAAAAAAAAGTTACTTTAATCGAAATTAACTGTTGACTTCAGTACTACAATATAGTATAAAGAGGGTATAGAAAATGAAACATGAAGGAATTAAAAAATGATGAATGCAGTAACAGGAACAGTTTATTCAGGTAAGAATGAAACTACTCTTTTGGACCTTGGCTTTGACGAAGGTGATCTTTTTGTAACATTTAAGCAAGCTATTAAACTTGATGGTATTTCAGGCAAAGCTCTGAAAGGTATTAAGAAAGCTGCTACACTAGTACGTTTTAGTAAGACTGAAAAAGAAACTGATGAAAATGGCAGAACAGTAGCTAGACCAATTTTCTTTTCAGTTTTTGATCTTAACGAAGTTATGGCAAGGAAGGTGTCATAATGACTATGAAAATTGAATGGGGTTGCACACCCACAACTAACAGACTTCGTGATAAGCTTTCCGGTCTGGATCATTTTCCAGATCAAGGAGAGTGTCCTAAAAAGTACACAGCTAATAAAGAGCTTGAGCGTTTCCGTAGAGCACAGAATGTTGTACACGATATCTTCAACAACGGTTTGATGAATCGTGGTAAGCAGCTTAAGATCTTAGGTCTTAGAAAAAGTGATATGCCTTTTCCAGATGATTACAATTGGAGAGGCAATTGGGACCGCATTGAAGAAATGGTTGAAGAGAAGTTTACTCCAATCATAATGGAAGCTGCTAAAGAACAAGGTTTAGTAAGAGGTCGTTACTGCGAGGAGGAATTATTTTAAAAATTATACCCTATGTATAAATACAATCATTAGGTTTTGAATGAAAGCGGAGATTGCTGATGGAAATTGGTATTATAACTTTTTTATTTTTTCTAGGAGCTGTAGTATTTTGGAACTACACAGAAACACAAAATATAGATGTTAAGCAAAGTCAGAATCTGAATGAAGTTAGAAAAATACTGTACGATATACATAAACGAGTTGACCTTTTAACTCAAAAGGTTGATGCTTTGGAAGAGTCAATTGTAGAGGAGAATGAAGATGAGCAATCAACGTAATGGTAAGTGGAAGCCCGCAGCAATGTCTGATGGTAGTACGGATATGAAACTTCGTAACTTTTTTCGTACTGCTGCTAGTGTATTAGAAAGCGAGCCAGACGCAGCTTTTTACTTTGAGCAAGTGATGGAACACATTACTAAAGGTGGGAATATCATGACTGAAGACCCTGTCGCTGTTCGTCGTATCTTAGGTGCTTAACTCTTCTTTGCAGACTCAGTTGTACTCTTACTTTTAGAGTACGCTTGAGCACCAAAGAAAGCTGCCACAAGTCCTGCAATAGCGACAAAGTAAGTTGGAGCAATATCTGCAATCAATTGAGATGCTTGAGCCAGTCCAAATATCGAAGTCGCAAGGATTGTGAATGGATATAATAACATACCCCAAAGCGCAAACCAGGCCATGGATCTAATCTGATCTTCTTTTTTATCTTCGTTATCTTGCATCTTACGTTTGTGATCAAACTCAGCAATCTCTTTTGCTCGAGCCATCTCTTCATCAGTAATGATGCCATCTCCATCAGTATCCAAATGAGAAAATATTGAATCTGGTTCTAGAGTCTTTGCAGCTGCCATTAGCTCAACTTTCTTTTAATCCATAATACTAATGCATATACTGCAATAGCATAAACAGTCGCAATACCTATATCTACCAAATGTTCTCTCATGTGATAGATGAATTGTATTCCAGCTTGTACATCTCCTTCAGCCATTATTCAGACTTCCAGATTGTCCAAGCTCCATAAACTATTGCAAGGCCTGCTGCAATCTTGGCTAGTGGCGCTAAAAATAAAACCATAAGGCCTAGTGCTACTAACGCCGCACCATCCCAACTAGTTCTCTCGTTCATTCTACTTTTTATCCAACGCATCTAATCTCCTTTCGATCTCATCGATCTTTTTGGTTATTTTTGGATACTTTTTTCTCCAGGCATCTTCAGATTGTTGTAACCAAGTCCAGCCCCATCTATCAATAAGATAATCTAAGACCTGGTCTAGTTTAGCATAACAATAGATGCCTGCATGAGTGTCTTTAAAATATGCTAAGAATGCCGCACCTGCTAGTGCACCAACAATACTTGTGTATATCCACAATGTATCATCAAACAATCTATCTATCATTAAAGATCCATTTTAACATTATATTCAACTTTATTATGTTCAATTAACCACTTTCTGTTTTCTATATGAGCAGCTTCTATCTCTTCTTTAGATCCACCCATATAAACAACTGCATGATGCTCTTCAATAAGTACTTCTGTTAATAGTCTTGGTTGTCCCTCAAATTCTTCAACAATAAAGTCTCCAAGGATACGACCAAACTTTCCCTTCATGTCTTCGCCGTCTTTATTAATTTGAGTTTTAAGAATAGCTTCTTCCCCTAACAATTCTTCCACTCTTGCTTTGGCAGCATTACCAAATACTTTTTCTGTGTCATCACTTGTTCTTGATTCTGGAGTATCGATTCCCATAATTCGTACTCTTTCATCTTTCATTATAATTCCAAAACCTAAATCAATGTCAACATCTACTGTGTCACCATCTATTACTTTTACTACTGTAGCTCTATATTCGTACATTTATCTCTCCAAATATTTTACGTAATTGTTCATGCCATGATCCCGAGCGCCATCAAATGGTTGTTTATTTCTCCATGCAGCAGCTCTACCTCTCATACCATCTTTCATTCTTTGCCAACTAGACATCTTTCTTATATTACCATAATGGTTTATATATCTTAAAGTTCCATGATGTTTATATCCCATCACAGCAAAAGGAACTTTAGGAACTATATCGTTATTATTTACATGCCTCAGATGCGGAGTCTTGAAGGCTTTAACAAAACTTCTTGTACCAGCTCTTGGAGATCCGTAAGTATATAGACAAGTTACTCCTTCAAGTCTAGATGTAGCTAATGTTGCCATCGCTCCACCTAAAGAGTGGCCACAAATATAAAAACTCTTTTTCTTAAATCTATTAGAATGCTTTTGAACATCATCCCAAATTTTTTCAAGTTCAGTTTGAAATCCATTATGAACCCAACCTCCAGCAACGCCTCTGTCAGGTAATGCATTTAAGTCTGCTTTTATATCTGAAAATTCATTTGGCTCTGTTCCTCTAAAACAAAGAACATATTCATCTTTGTTCCAACATGCATGAGCTTGAGCTCCATTACTCTCAAAGAATTTATAATTCCCAAATCCTAGAGCCTTGTATGCTACTTTTGCTTGTTGACCATCTTTATATGCAATCTCTGCCATTTGAGCCATGAGATGAGCTTTATCTTCCAACCATACTGCTTCTGCCATTTATTTTCCTCATATATAAATAAAAGTGTTGACCTTTAAACCTATTTATGGGATAGAGGTATTTGAGGCATCGTTATGAATAAAAAAACTATAATATTAATTTTAAGTGGATGGATAAATGCTATGACCCTAGGAACAATCCTAGCGTTGGTTTTAAACACAGGCTATGGACCAGCGTTAGATAAAAAAGAAGTTGAATGTATGGCCAAAAACATCTATTATGAAGCTAGAGGTGAACCAGTAGAAGGACAAGTGGCAGTGGCTCATGTTACAATGAACAGAGTAAATGAAGATCAATGGCCAGGAAATATTTGTTCTGTAGTATATGAATCTAAACAATTCAGCTGGACATTTAAAGTAAAGAATCAAACTCCGAGAGATCTTAAATCATGGAAGACTGCTGTTACTATTGCAAGAGACGTTATCATAGGTAATACAACAGATCCTACTCTCGGTGCTCAATTTTATCATGCTGGATATGTAGATCCATCGTGGAACAAAGAGATGGAAGTTAGTAAAGTAATAGGATCACATATTTTTTATAAATGGGATGGAACATGGGATGATGGAACAAGAGCTGCCAATTGAGTTAGAGTGTTGGTTACTAAAACATGGTATACTACCAGTTGAATACTTACCAAGTAAACCAGATGTAGTCTGGCCAGAAAAAAAAGAAGAGTTAACTAAAGTATCCAAAGGATGGAAGCCCACTTATGAAGGAGAACAACCCCCATTCTGATATGTTTATATCTCCTTGTAAGAGTATATGCAAACTAGTAAACAATGTCTGTATAGGTTGTGGCCGGACCACAGAAGAAATAACTAAATGGCCAAGAATGCATTATCATCAACGGATGAAAATTATGAAGAGGCTGGGATATGGAAAAAGAACTTCAACACAAAATAGAATGGCTAGAGAAAAGACACAAGGATCAGGAAAAGATAGTAGCTCAACTTGAGAGAGATCGTCAGTCAGATCGAAGTTCAGAATTACAAGCTACAATAAAAGAAGCAAAAAAAGAAAAATTAAAATTAAAAGATCATATAAGAATGTTCCATGAATTACACGCTATTCCAAAGACACAATAAATATTATTTGTATGATGAAAATAATACTTTAATTTTAATCACAACTCTGAAAAGATTGGCAGTGAGAATTGTTAGAGAAAAAGAATTTATTATTCTAAGGGATTAAAAATGAAAAATGAAAAAAAACTATGGAAGAAAGTAAGAAAAATGGATTTAGGTAACCCTACTATAACTGCCTTAGTAGGCTTGGTAATATTTTATATTGGTTTAAAGACATTCTCAGGTGGCATGAAGTCAATGGGAAATATGGATCATCTACAATTCTTTTTAGGTAATCCAATCTATATGTTTCTGGGTGGAATAGTGATGACACTCTTATGGCAATCATCATCACTATCAACTACAGCAATCATTGCCTTAGTTGCCTCAGGAGCATTGCCTCTCCCAGCTGCAGTTGCAGCAGTACTTGGAGCTAACATAGGAACGACAGGTACTATATGGTTGGCAGGCTTCTTTGTATCAGATGGCATGCCCAAAGGTGACACGTTACGAATAGCCATGGCACACACTGGTATGAATCTTATGATGGCAATAATGTTATTACCTTTTGTAGGACACATAGCCAAGTTCCTTGGTAAGTTTTGAAGTGACTTTAAAGGCATACAAAAATAATTTAAAATACACAGTTGACTATTCAACCGTACTCCTTTATAAGTATACTTTGTAGGCGGTTGAGGATATACAGGACTCGGGTGCAATTCCCGACTCCTCCACCATAAACACATTGGAAAAAATATGTTAAGTAAAAAATGCAAATTGCATATGGACGAAGCTGGCATGACGAGATGGCAACATTTCAAACATGCTATGTGGATATCTTGGCAGTTGGAAAAAGCAGCATATGCTTGTTTCTTTCATGGATTTGCTCCACGATGGTTTACAACATATGCATCTGATAAATGTAAAGAAGTATTAGAACATGCCCGAAGACAAAAAGATAATTGATATAAAAAACGATACTAATGAATTTGAATTAGCACTAAGAATACTTGGTAATGAATTTGTTGGGATAAGATTAGCATCAACAAACGCAAGTGGTAAAATGATTTTGTGGGCTGTGTTACTTCTATTCTTTACATTCATGACTATGGAAATGTTTGGTTTCAATGAATACTTCACAGGTATAAGTTCTGATGAAGAATTCAGTAGTGTGTTTATGGGGGGAGAGTTAGGTTCGACTGGTATTTGAGTCTACGAACAATAACTGCAAACAATAACTTTGCACCATCTGGTTATGCGCTAGCCGCGTAACACAGGGGGTGGCCACTACCTAGCAACAGAAGTGTGGCGTCAAACAATTAAGGGGACAACTTATGGAAATCTTAAACAAAGTAAGGTCATGGGCAGGAGCATTAGCTGATGTTGGACTAAGTGTAGCCGCACTAGCCATCGTCATGGAAGTTCTTGGACTGGGCAATATGCCATTCATGCCACAAGGTATGAGCGTAGTTGATAACGTAACATCTATGCTTGGATCATTAGGTTCTGAAGGTATTATGGGCTTAATCGCTGTTTGGGTTCTATATGAAATCTGGAATCGTAAATAAAAGGAAACAAACTAATGAAATTTATCGTAGCTACAGTAGCAGCTTTCACATTGGCAGCATGCATGAGCGAAGAAGCTGAAGCAGCTGAAATCGGAGCCACAGGTATTTCTTTGGGAGCTGAACTAGATGCAGCTTACAATGCAGATGCAGAAAACATGAACATCACTTTGACACCAGAAGCTGGTATCGAAAAGTGGGGTTGGGGCTTCTCAGCTGGTTTACCAGTAGAGCTATATGACGACTCAATCACATTGTGGGATGAAAAACCTACAATAGAATTAGACGCGTCATATGGAATGCAGCTTTGGGGTCTTAGCGCAGAACTCTATGGTGAGACTGGCTATGACTTAGAGTCAGAAGGATGGAGTGACGTAGTAGTAGGTACTCGTTTTTCATTCTAAAACTCTACTAAATAGTATCGGGTTGTGACGTAATACACACGCGCGGGGCCATGGTTAGCTCCGCTTTTCTTTAAAGGAGATTGATTATGAACTTTGGATACTGGACTGGACAAATACTATTGTGTATGATAGGAGAGCCTCAAACTTTTGAATCATGTGTATTGATTAGAAGTCCTACAGCTTTTCCCACAGAAGAGGTTTGTCAGATGAGTATTGTGGATCAAATAAAAATGATGCCGTCAAACGACTTCCTCCGTAAATTAGAAATTGTAGACATAAAGTGTGTGGATTGGTTACCTAAAAGTATCGATGCTAATGTTTAATAGTTATTAACTATATCACATATTTCTTCATACGTTTGATCAAATATACTTAACTTAAAAAGAATTCTTTTTAAAGGTCCATTTCTGACACTGTGTTCTTTTGTTACATTTAACACACATGCATTATATTTGTATTCAACTCCTTCCACATTCACCGGAGCATTTTGTTGATCGTATAATAAAATATTAATACTGCAACTTGTTCCATAATCTATGTGAGGCACTAAATAAGTATATGGATCAAGAGTATAAAATCTTGGTTTAGCTACAATGCCCATATCATTACAAATGTTATTTACATAATCAAAGTCAGGAACTTGCTTTAACATAAAACCTTCATGTTTACCTCTAGGATCTTCATAAGTTTTAAATTCATCTTTAATCCTTTCAAATTCTTCTTCTAACATTTGCAAATTAAACATTGTAGGTTTAAATTTATTTATGTGGTGATTTCTTATTGTCATTTTTACCTCAGAGGCTGTTATGAGAATCGAAACAATAGAAAAAGTAATTGTTCCTTTTAGAGCTCCGGAAATTCAAAAGGCGATTGTTAATTATGACTTAAACGAATATTTTTATTTTGATCAACTATGGGATGTAAACAAAAGATTTGATATCATAGATAATTTTAATAAAACTTTTTGCGAGTGGGTCACTTTTGATTTACCAGACTATAATTTATATAGTACATCAGGTAGTACCGAGGCTATAGTATATTGTTTACTTACAGCTAAATTTAAATCAAAAAAGATAGCTATGATTAAAGATGATTATAGATGGTATCCATTGATATGCAAAAACCTTAATATAGATTTTGATATAATCTCAGAACCAAGTCAACTTACATCAGAGCACATTTTTGTCACTAGTGTACCATTCTGTAAAAATGGATTAGTGTTAGATTTACAACTACTCTTATTAGATTATTGTGAACAAAAAAAGATTGAAGTGTGGTTAGACTTTGCTTACTATGGCGCTGGCAAGTTAATAGACGTTAATATTACAAAAAATGTTAGAAATATATTTTTCAGTTTTTCTAAAAATTTTGCTCTTGCTTTGAATAGAATAGGTGTGTGGTTAACTGAAGCTAGACCAATTGATAGAATAGTTTTAAATAATGTTGCCTATCTTAATCTTGGCAATATGGGATTAGTGACTCATTTGATGAAAGAATTTCAACCAGACTTTTTATGGAATAATTATCGAAAGCTACAGCTCTCTGTTACAAACTCTCCAACAGATATTATATGTTTATCTGAAGAAGGATGCATAACTAAACTTCTTCTTGATAAGGTAAAGGAAGACTATCAATATTTTTGATTGGGGTCCAAGTAATCCAATGATAGTCTTTGGGTTTTGCATTATCAAAAGTGGCAAATTTTTTTAATTCATATCTCCAAGGATAGCTAGTAAATTTTATAGCACCTTCGCAATACTTTTTTACAAATAAATGAGAATTAAATTCCCTGCTTACAAAAGCGTAATTAAAATTACAATTATCAAGAACAAAATGAAACTGTTGAGTCATCATAGTAAAAATAGTATCTGGAATTATTCTCAATCCCTTAGTTCTTAATTTTTGGTTGACTAATAATCTTGTAGTTAATCGAACTCCATTTTTATAGAATGGCCTTGTAAGTATTGTACTAATATCCATTGGAATTCTATTTTTATAAACTACGCTTACAGCCAAAGTTTCTTCTTGCAAAAACTTTTCTTTAGTATAATTATTAGCTAGTCTTCCTGGGTTTGATTGTTCTTGTTCTAATAATTCTTCCACTTCATCTTGTATAGTGTAGTACTTGTCAATAGGAACTGTGACATATTTGTAATCATCCATATGCTTGTTTCGCTGATGGAGGATAAACATTTATAGAATCTAAATTATTTTTTATAAGATCTCTAAATTTTTTATTGTGCAATCCTTGAATTCTTAAATTGTATCTTGTTACGTTACTATTATTTTTAGTACCATGTACTCTTGCTTGATTGCATACAATGATACTACCTTTTTCATAAGGTAGTTTTTGATTATCATGATATGCTTCAAGTCCATCTGGACAATTTAATTCAATAAG